TCAAGGGTCTGCTGATAAGCCAAAGGTGTTTTCTCAGCCCATCGGCTAATGGTTTGAAAGTCAATCTCATCGCCAACACATAGAACGCTGTCAAATCTTTCACGCCTTGCAAGTTTAATGACATTCTTTACAGCTGCTTCATGGTGGTAGGGAATTTGCAAATCACTTATTACTAAGTATCGCTTAATCGTCATCCTCATCGTCAGTTGGATCTATGGAAGGAATGATCCCGCCATCGCCTACGATCCAGTCAGGAAAAGTCTTGTGCTCGGTCATTAACCAAAAAGCGTGTTCAGGCGTAAATCCTGCTTTTCTAGCTGCTTTGTAGCATTCGTGTAAAGCCATGTAATGCTGGTCAATCTTTGTTAATGGCTCAGGAGATTGGCGAACGACGCGACGATTGATCTTTTTGCGTTTGATAGGTTTTCGAGTGTTCGCCATAATTAAAATTATGACTTACTGATTAAGACAAAGAGATCATCGACACGCTTCTCAAGTCGATTAATTTGATCCTTAATTGATGCTCCACCATTAGGTTTAAGTTCGGCTAAGTAGGATTTAATAACCCAACGCAGAGCCAGCAATAAACTGCTTGCGATTGCGCAACCACCAACGGCGATAGCGACCCAATCGTTTGGCGTCATTTCGCATCGATACCATAATCAACTTCTTTACCAGAAGTAGGATCAATGGCTTTGATTAATGGTGCGATTAATGCGCCAAGCAGAACTGCATATTCAGGTTTAATATCTCCCACAATGGCTAGAGCCACAGTTATTCCAGAAGCTGCAACAGCTCTTAAATATGACTTAATTGCTGCTTTGTGTTTTTTGGTTAGTTTCATTGTTTGCCTCCTAGTAGTGGGATGTTAAAAAAATCGCCTTTTTGATTAGGCTTAAATGAGATATGGATATGTTTGTGATGGGGATTGATTCCACGATATTTAATAAATTTCCAAAATGATTTAGCACTAGCAATTTTGCCAGCATGGATTACATACAGAATACGCTTATCTGTTTTTGCTGCCTGTCGAATTTGATCTGCCAAATCGAAACTAACTCCTTCTTGGTCAGAAAGGCGAGCGTCAATGTCGATGGCGCATACTTCACCCTGTTCATTTGGGTTATGCTGACTGACTCTGGCTGAATGACGAGCATCACCAATCCACCCATCGCTGGCACGCTTGCGATCAGGAAAGCAGTCATCAGTTTGCTCTCTTAACTGAACAGCAGCTTTAGATAAATAAGGCTTCACAAAATTATATTGTAATGTCAATACCAATATGATTTTTTATAACTTCAGTAGCTTTTTTTATATCTTTGTCATCAATGTCGATAAATAAATCACCATTGCCATCTACACAAGGAAAACACAATTCATTGTTTCTGTATTGCAATAATTTGACTCCAGCAGCCAATAATTCATCATTCAACTGTTGGCCATTTAGTTTCTTAGGGGTTTCAAATTTAATCATTATTTTCCAATCCATTGAGCAATTAAAAGGCTGCGACTTGATCCACCTAAAACATTTAATGAACCACCAGAAGTTTGCTGAGCCGACATTGTTATATAATCGCCCACGGCTAAACTCATGATATAAACCGCGACTGCGCTTGGATAGGTGCTTGAGTTTGGTGTGATTTCCACTTCAGTTTGGTAAGATCCGTTTTTGTTGATAAAGACTGTTCTTCTGCCAGTTCCATTGACATTAAAATCAGCCTTTGCATAAATTTGATAATAACCATCTAAACCGCTCGGGATAGTGATTCGATCTGTATTTGTACTAGTGCTATGAAAGCCATTAGTATCCAACACCTCTGTGTCAAATGTGATGCTAGTGTTTGTCGCATTGCTCAAACTCTGATCTGCTGATTTATTTAAGATGCAAAGTTTATTCGTAAAACTAGAATCGATTGATGATCCGAGCGTGCGAATTGCACTGGCTCCGTCCTTAACCAAGGCAGTGTCATCGGGAGTGATCCACGAATAAGTAGTAGTTGTTGCCATTATGCTCCTTTATCAGGCTACTATTGTAGCGTACTCCCAAGTCAAACTTGGGTCTATTGTGTTCCATGCCTCTGTTATTGGCGTGGTATTCCAACGCATCGCCACTTGGCTATATGCCACAGGCGACAAGTTTATTGTTAGGAATAATTCATTGAATCGAGTGCTCCAACGCCATCCCTCAACATAGCCTGCAAACTCCCCACTTGAAATCTGTTCAGGTAGGTTTGTGATATTTAACGGCTGACCCATAAAGACCCCAAGAAGATTGTCCCTATCTGAGTTATCCATCTCAGGATTTGTTAATGGGAAAGTGATGCTTTGGAATACTGCTTGTGGGAACGCTCTTTGAGCAATATATCGATCTGCGACAGCTTGAGCATCCACAGCTGAATGAATGGTTGATTGAATGCTTTCACCTTTGTAGCCATAAAGCGCAATTGAAGAAGCTGATGATGCAGTCTTTTCTAAACCAAAATTTGAGCCGTAATTGATAATAATGTCATTTCTAATATCACCTGATCTAGTGATGGTTGATAAGCCTGATCCTAAAGCATGGTTTGCATCAAGATCAACATAACCATTTGCCAACAGATAAGTTTGGCGATGATCTGCATCTGCATAACCAATATTGCCTGCATTGTCCTCATACAAATATCCAAAGGCTGAATTGGCTATAAGGCTTGCAATGTTGTAAATAGTGTCTGGGGCTTCCGTTCCACTTCGATTTTGCATTGTGTAAAGTCCGGGCTGATCAATTTCGCCAAGTCCTTGATTTCCAGCAGTAGCCCAAGTTTCGGTTGCAGAATATGTTGCCCATGTTGTAGCTGCTGGAACATCATTCCAAGATGCCAGCAACACGCTAGAAAGAATTCCGTATATTTGATTGCCATCTTCATCTTGGGAAACTGCATCAGAATATAATTCTTTTGCTAACTTGACCAAAGATCCCATCGCTAGGATTGTGTAGTTAGCAACTTTGGCAATGTTTCCAAAAGCACCAACCTCAACAGTTAAATCGGTAATATCTCCACCAAAAAGATTGACATAAGTTCCTGCACTGTTTTTGACCTGTAAAGCAAAACTATCGTTAATGGCGAATGGCAAGGTTTGACCTGACAAAGCAACCAGGGTGATCTGCATGTAAGATGGGGATGGTTGAGTATAAATATCAGTCCGACCAGCCTGATGTTGAATATCGCTTATGGCGATGTCTGTGTATTCAGTTCCAGCAATTGTCAATTTCCAGTCAGGCGTAAAGACAGTCATTAATTACCTCGAACGCTTGTGCCGCTCAATGCTGGAATTGATCTTGCTGCGCTTTCGTTAATTACCTTAGCAACGGCTCTAGCTGCGCTTTCGCTATCTAATGCCTGAACTGTAATGTTATTGGTTACTCGGCTTTCTCTGGCATTTGAACTCGTTGAAACACTAGGAACATTAGGCACATTACCAGATGGTGCAATTTGACTTAATCCATAAGTAGCAGCACCAGCAGCAAGCGCAGCAGCAGCTGTTCCAACCGATGCTCCACCAGTTGCAAAGGCTGTGGCAACGCCAGCAGCGGCAGCGGCATTTCTAAGGGCTACCATCGCACCAATTAATGTTTGAATAGCTGCAACAAATGCAAGGACTTTATTAACTACAAAAACTGTTGCAATAATGCCACCCACAATAAGTAATTCCTCTTTAATGCTAATTATAAATCCAATTAAAGAAATCAATTGTTGGCCAAAATCATAAGCCCCTTGAGTTGCATCAGTTATTCCAGCAACTACACCATCCTCACCAGTTAAACCAGCAGCAAAGGCTTCGATATTTGGAACTACTGTTGCAAGAAAATAATCTGCTAATTCTTTAACGATAGGCAGTAAAGCAGTTCCAATCTTTTCTTTAGTTTCATCAAGAGCAATAGTTAATTGCTTAAACTTAAACTCAGCATTAGTTGCCTCATTGTCAATAAACCCTTTGTAAGTTCCCTTAAGGATTGCCATGATTTCCTCATGGGATTTGGTTTTAAGAGTAGCAGCATCAATACCTAGACCCAATTTACCAAGAGCAGCATTTTGCCCATCAAAACTTTTACCCAAAGCATTTGTAACGACTTCAAGTGGCTTACCAGTAGCGGTTGCAATTTCTTGAGAGAGTGCGAGTAAATCTTGTGCTTTTGTAACATCCTGAGTTGATCTAATAAGCCGAGCAAAGGCTGGTCTTAAAACATCATCGGTTGTAGCAGTAGCAATTGATTGCTTTGAAATATAATTATCAATTGATTTAATTTGGTCATCAGTAGCCTTTGTATTTGACCTGATGGTTTGCTCTAAAGACTTACGACCTTTTTCATCTTCAGCTGCTGCTTTAACGGCAGATACTGCAAATGCTGTAACAGCTGCTCCAGCAACTGCAAATGCGACTGCTGCTTTCTTTCCAAAGTCAGCTATGTTATCGGCTGATTTATTAACTACCTTTTCAGCATCATCTAAGCCTTTTTTAAGATTATCAATATCAGCTGCTAAAGCAAGCGTTAAGGTTCTACTTGCCATCATTGAACTCTTTTCTAATAGCCAAAATTATATCCTCAAACTCTTTAATAATGGTTGGTTGCAAATGTCTAATTGTTGGATAAATAAACCAACCTCTTGAGCCTGGGCCTTTAGGCATTGGCCCAGACCATCTAGGAAATTGTGGATATTTACCTGAACCAAATTCTGCTGCTGCGCCAATACCAAAGCGTTTGCCTTTAGGATCATTGCGAGTGTTAAATTGTGTTGTTGCTCCACCTGAAAACTTTTGTCCGGCAAAACCAAAAGATAATTCACCTAATAATGAAGATTTTTTAACTTTACCGCCTTGAGCAACGCGATTAGCAACTTTGCCTCTGGATGATGCAACTCTGCGAATTTCATCTAATTCTCTTTGGGCTAACTCGCCAACTCTGCGCTTAGTTTCCTCGATCGCAATTTCATTCATATTTCTTATCACTTTGGCAAATTGAGCAAGTTCTTTTTTGTCATAAACTATTAAAGGTTCGGTGCTAGTTGCCATTCCGTTCCTCCAATATCTCTATCGCTGTTAAGATGTCTTCGCCATCAACCCACTCGCTCATTGGTATTTGTGTGGCTATCGCCAACTGAACCAATAACCTGCTTAGGCTTCCGACTGGATGGCTTTTGGGTTTGCATCACCGACTTGAATGTCTGCAATCGTTTCCATCCATGCTTCAAAAGGTTTAACTGGTTTTCCAGCAGCTTCGCGCTTATGAGCGTTATATGCTAAAAACATTAAATCCCACATTCCAATTTTTTCGGATGCTTGGCTTATTATGTTTGAAGTTGCCTTTTCCCATTTTGCAAACTCAGGCGGTTGGGCTACATAAGTTGCTTGCTCGCCTGAGTTGTATTCGATATTTATTTGTAACTTCATTTTTTGCTCCCGTTTCTATTTTTTAACTAAATGTTTCTACTACTGTTCCGCCTGTAACTGTGAAGGTAAAGGAAACAGTTTGTGCATCAATTCCTGATCCACCAGCTGATGGAAACTCAGGCTTTACTGGGAACACAAATTGCGCTCCAGTTGCAGCTGTAAGTGTAATTGAAATGTCTGTGTCTGGTGCGCTTTCCGCAGCAGCCCATAGAGCCTCACAAACAGAACTTGTCTTGCCCCAATCAGCCAACATATCCAATTGGAATGTTCCTGTGGTTCTTACTGTTTTGTAAGCTGTGCCGTCAAGGGTTTCGTATTCCTGACGCTCATTAACTTTTGTTAATACTGCATTGGTTGCTTGTGCTTCGATGTCTGTTCCACCTGTGAAAGACAACGAAATATCGCGACCGGTGATTACTGTGGTTGCCATTATTTCTCCTTAGACTGTGCGTGTGTAGTAGGTAGATACTCGAACATCTGCGATAAGCAAAGTCGATGCTCCGACTGTGGTAACTGTTGGTCTTTCGACCGAGCTGACAATATATCCAACTGGAATAACTGCCAGAACGCTTATGATCAATTGCTCGATATTGTCGAGCGATGCAGGGTTGCTGTTATATGCAACTGCAACTGAAATAGTAAAATTAACTTTTGCTCTGATATTGCTTTTGTTTATTGTTTCAAATTCTAAATATGGGCTATCTGGAACGACAACCACAGCTGGTGGAATAACTGTTTCTGGCACGAACGCATAAACATTTCCTGCAACGCTAGATAAAGCAGTTGCTAATGGTGTGCGAACTTGTTCAAGGATTGTTTGGTTAGCCATTATTGAGCCATGCTTTCAGTATCAATATATGAACCAAGCAAACCAACGCATTTGTTAAATAATGATCGACCCATTCTAAATGGTGTTGAAGTAAAATCTACTCCTTCAATTTGTCCTCCGCCTGCAAGTCTTGCTTGGAAAACTTCGACTGAAACTGTATAGACGGCTGATTGAACAGCTGCATTTCCAACATAAGTTGATCCGCCAGAAAGGGCAGCAACTCCGGATGGGATGACATTAACCTCGAGTAAATCGGCATTAGTGATCGATTGTGAAAAGGTATATTGTCCAAGATTATCTGCCAGCACAGCTCTTGTTCCGTTGTAAGGGCTTCCGCATCCTGTGATGACAACTGATTGTCCTTCGGTAAATTCATGAATTCCTAGTGTGGTAAATGTAGCAACATTGTCTGACAATGAAGTCGCTTGAATTGGACTTTTGAATGTTGTAAGCATTGGCAAAATAACTGTTTCTGCTGTGTCAATAATTTGGTTCAAATAAGTATCATCATATAAAGCAGACGACACGCCAAGCACAGATCGCAACTGTGAGGCTGTAATTATGGTTGGCATGTCATCTCCTTACTCCCTTAATGGATGCCTAGGATCGGGAGCAACCCTAGGCACTCAGTTAAACTAATTTAGTTCTTGTTGAACCAAACTCCGCCACCAGCAAGTTTTACTGCTA